TCTTCCTGTATATACCCGATGCAGTCCAAACCAATGCCAGACAGTCCTTTTACGCTCAAACCTGATCCGATTCAATGACAACTCAAACCAAAAAGAAACTACCGCTACGAGGGGCAACCAAGCCAAGGGTTCACAGTCCACTTCTCAAAGGCAAATCCAGATCCAGTGAAGTCCTAGAGATGATTGAGCGTCTAAAGATGGACAAGCTCATGCCTTATCAAGAATTTATCCTCAATCAAATGATGATGGTCAATAAGAAAGAGCAATATCGGGTCAAGTTATCGTTGCTCATGATTTCGAGACAAAATGGCAAATCTCACCTAGGTAGAGTCAGGGTAATCTGGGGAATGTTCTATGGCGATGAAAAGAAGCACATCATCATGTCCTCTAACCGAGCCACTGCCTTGATGACCTTTCGAGAGATTGCCTACATCATTGAATCAACTCCAGAGTTAAAGGCTATGACTAAGGCAGTTCGATATGCCAATGGTGGCGAAAGGATAGAGCTGCTTAATGGCGCAACCTTGGATCTGGTTTCAGATACAAGAGACTCAGCGCGTGGTCGCACAGCTGACTTTTTATGGATAGATGAAGTCCGAGAAATCTCCGAGGATGGTTACAAAGCTGCTATCCCTACAACAAGAGCTAGAGCCAATGCCCAAACATTTCTGACTAGCAACGCTGGCGATGCTTTCAGCACAGTCCTAAATTCACTGGTAGAGCGCGCTAAGGATTACCCGCCAGAAACCTTTGGCTACTATGAATATTCTGCGCCACAATACTGCAAGATTGACATCTCATCAGAATCTTTTTGGCGTGATGCTGTAGTTCCAAGTAATCCTGCACTTGGATTTACTGTATCTCGCGAGTCAATCGAGGAAGCAATCGCAACTGCTCCGATTGAGACTACCCGCACAGAAACCTTATGCCAATGGATTGACAGTCTTCAATCTCCTTGGCCGCATGGCGTGTTGGAAGAAACATCCGATAAAACACTTGAAATCTCTGTTGGGGCTTATACTGTATTTGGTTTCGATGTCAGTCCTTCGAGAAGGAACGCATCACTAGTCGCTGGACAAATACTTCCCGATGGAAGGATTGGCATTGGAATCATGGAGACTTGGAGTTCTCAAGTCGCAGTCGATGACCTAAAGATTGCAGCTGCTATTAAAGGCTGGTGCGATATCTACAGACCACGCCTAGTCTGCTATGACAAGTACGCAACACAGTCAATAGCCGACAGATTAAAGCAGGCTGGAGTAATGACCGAGGATGTTTCAGGTCAGCAGTTCTATCAGGCTTGTGGAGATCTATTAACTGGATTGGTAACGAATAAAGTCGTTCACAATGGGCAAACAGAGCTGATCAGTCAATTCAATAACTGCGCTGCTAAAGTTAATGACTCAGCGTGGCGCATTATCAAGCGCAAATCAGCGGGAGATATTTCAGCCATTATTGGAATTGCAATGGCAGTAAGCAAGTTAATGCTCCCAGCACCTAGACCTCAAATTATTACTTAGACACGCCCTAGCATATTGTCTAATCTCTTGACAAATGCTACAATTTCTGTCTATGGGTAAATTATTGCAAGCGTTTGGGCTAGAGCCTAAAACACAATTACAAGCTCAAGCAGCACCTCAAGTACTTGGTGAGTATTCACCTTATGCCATGCCTTTCCAGTATGCTTATGTAAGCAGAGAAGATGCTCTTAGCGTTCCTGCATTACAAAGATGCCGTAACCTTTTAAGCGGAACTATTGGAGCAATACCTTTAGAGCTTTACAAGAAATCTACTAATGAAGAACTTGGCTCACCTGCATGGTTAGAGCAACCTTCATACTCACAGCCACGATCTGTCACCATTGCCTATACAGTTGAATCATTACTCCTATATTCGCAGGCTTTTTGGAAAGTGGTAGAGGTCTATCAGGAAGATGGACGTCCTTCTCGTTTTGAGTGGATTGCAAACAACCGCGTTACTATTACACTAGATAGCACTAACACTTATGTAAAATCTTATGCAGTTGATGGAATGACTTTACCGATGGATGGACTTGGATCTTTAGTTACTTTCCAGTCACTGCTTCCTGGCATTCTAAACACAGGCGTACAAACAATTCGCGCAGCTATTGACGTTCAAAAGGCAGCAACGATTGCTGCATCTACTCCAATGGCTACTGGTTATATTAAGAATACTGGTGCTGATCTAGATCCTAAAGAAGTATCTGGCTTACTAGCTGCATGGCGCACTGCTCGCAATAATCGCAGCACTGCTTACTTAACTTCTACTCTTGAATATAACCCAGTATCATTCTCTCCTAAAGACATGATGTATAACGAGGCAATCCAGAATCTTGCTACTGAGATTGCTCGTCTTTGCAATGTCCCTGCTTACTATGTATCAGCGGAGATGAACAACTCAATGACTTATGCAAATGTTCAAGATGAACGTAAGCAATTTTTATCATTATCTTTACAACCATTTATTTCAGCGATTGAAGATCGCCTATCTATGGATGATATTACTGCTCGTGGCAATGTAGTGAAGTTTGATATTGACAAAAACTTCTTACGCACTGATCCACTTCAAGAACTAGCAGTAATCGAAAAATTACTTAGCCTTAACCTAATCACTCAAGAGCAGGCTATGGAAATGACTGATCTAACACCTAACGGAAGTCAAGGTATGGAATGAACCAAGTAATTACCTTCTCAGCTGATCTCACAGCAGACTCAGCAAGTCGCACAGTATCAGGCAAGATTGTGCCTCTCAATGTTGAAGCAGGATCGACAAACATGGGCAAGGTTATCTTTGCCTCTGGATCTATTGCTATCGAGGATCCTAAATCTATTAAACTTCTAAGTCAGCATGACACTAAAAAACCTTTGGGTCGCATGGTCAGTTTTAGCGAGTCAGATAATTCTATTGACGCTGTATTTTCAATCAGTCGCTCACAACGCGGTACAGAGGCTTTAATCCTTGCTGAAGAAGGATTGCAAAGCGGTTTGTCAATCGGGGCTGAAGTCCTTAAGTCAAAGATCAAGGATGGCGTGACTTATGTATCCGCTGCTCGCTTGGTCGAAGTAAGTTTAGTAACAGAGCCAGCATTCAAGTCTGCTCAGGTTACTGATATTGCAGCGGAAGAATCCGATGTAGAAGAAACAATCCAACCAACAGAAAGCGAGACAGCCATCGTGGAAAACACCACTCCAGCAGTCGAAGCAACACCAGTTGAAGCACCAGCGGTTGAAGCTGCTCGCCCAACTGTTTCAGCAGCATACTTTACAAAGCCACGTATCGAAGTTACAGCGGCTAAGTATGCAGAAAACTCAATCCGTGCAGCACTAGGTGATGAGACAGCTCGTCAATACCTACGCGCAGCAGATGACACAACAGATAACGCAGGTCTAGTACCAACACGCCAACTATCTGAAATCATCAACCCACTAGGAACAACAATCCGTCCTTCAATCGAAGCAATTTCTCGCGGAGTATTGCCAGATGCAGGTATGACTTTTGAAATTCCAAAGATTTCAGCAATGCCAACTGTTGCAGAAACAGCAGAAGGTGCAGCGTTTTCAGACACAGATCAGACATCATCATTCTTGTCAGTAACAGTCAAGAAGTACGCAGGACAACAGACATTCTCTGTTGAACTTCTAGATCGCACATCTCCAGCGTTCTTTGATGAGCTAGTACGCAACATGGCTGCAGCTTACGCAAAGGCGACAGATGCAGCAGTTCACGCAGGAATCTTTGCAGGTGCAACACTTGACAGCACATCGATTGCAACATATCCAACAGCAACAGAATTGCTAGGATATATTTCACGCGGTGCAGCTTCTGTCTATTCTGCAACAGCAGGATTACCAAATCCATTTGCTCGCAACCTCATTGCTAACACTTCACAATGGTCAAACTTGATGTCACTCAATGACACAGGTCGCCCAATCTACAACGAAGTAACAAACCCAATGAACCAGCCAGGAGTTTCAACTCCTACAGCTCTACGCGGTCGCGTTGCTGGACTTGATCTATTTGTGACAGCAAATGTTGCTACAGCAAATAACACAGACAAAGATGGCTCACTACTTATTGTGAACCCAGATGCATACACATGGTACGAGTCACCAACATACCGCCTACGCGCTGAATCAACAGCAGCAGGACAGGTAACAATCGGTTACTACGGCTTTGGAGCACTTGCTACAAAGGTCGGCGCAGGCGCGTTTGCTGTAAACAAGACCTGATAGAAACACACTAAGTCGCTCTGGGGGTCAGTAGCCCTCTGATCCCCAGAGTCTTTAGAAAGGAATGGGAATGGCACTCACAACAGTCGCAGAGCTTCGCAGCACTTTAGGCGTAGGTACTTTGTATGCAGACGCCACCCTTCAAGAAGTATGTGACGCTACTGACGCAGTCCTACTGCCAATGCTATGGAACAACTACACATTTAATGTGGCACACAGCAACACAACAACAGAGGGCACACTATATTTTAATGAATCTATAAAAGATGTTTTTTATGTAGGTCAAACAGTAACTATTACTGGTAATGGCGCACCACATAACGGATCTAAAGCAATTACTGGAATGAGCGATACATCTATTACTTATGCGGTGACAGGTTCCCCAACAGCACAGCCTCAACATACAGTTGCACCTTTTGGACAAGTTGCAGTTGTCGCAACAGTTGATTACACAACCGATACAGCAATACAGAACGCAGCTTTAATGATATCTGTTGAAATCTGGCAAGCGCGTACAGCCACCCTTTCAGGCAGTAACGCAGTCGATTTCCAGCCAAGCCCTTACCGAATGAGCGCACAGCTCCTCGCTAAGGTGCGAGGTTTGATCGCACACGCACTAGATCCGCGCTCAATGGTGGGCTAATGCCAGCACCAGCCATAACCACACTTCGCACTACTTTAGCCACTGCTCTAGTAGATAACACTCGCTGGTCTACCTTTGCTTTTCCACCCTCAACAGTCCTTGCTAATTCTGTGATCGTGTCTCCAGATGATCCATATTTAACACCTAACAATAATCAACACAACACCATCAATCCGATGGCATCCTTTAAGCTGATTTTAGTGTGTCCATTATTCGATAATGAAGGCAACCTTAACGGCATAGAAGACTTTGTGGTTCGAGTGTTTAACCTACTCGCTGCATCTTCTTTGACCTATAATGTAGGCGCGGTAAGCGCACCCAGTGTTCTCAATGCTGCATCAGGCGATCTGCTCAGCTGCGAGATGTCCGTATCAATCCTAACAAGTTGGAGCTAATATGACACTAACACCAGAGGATTTGGCTTTCTTGAAAAAGATTGGTCAGACTCCAGAAGTAACAGCACCAAAGCCAGTAACTACCAAGAAAGATGAGGAATAATCCATGGCAATTTTCTTAAACAATAAGGTCGGATTTAAGATTGCTACTGTCAATCTTTCAGACCATGTAACTGCTTTCACACTCAATCGTGTGCTAGATCAGATTTCTGTAACAGCTATGGGCGATACTGCCAATAAGTTTGTTACTGGATTGGCTTCAGACACAATCACTGTTTCATTCTTGAATGACACAGCAGCAGGATCAGTCCTAGCAACACTACAGTCAGCATTCGGATCAACAGTTGCTTTCGCAGCAATCCAAGATTCATCAGCTGCTGTATCAGCAACAAATGTTCTCTACTCAGGTACAATCCTTGTAGACAACCTAACAGACATCAATGGCGCAGTTGGCGATGAAGGCATGATTGACATTACATTCACATGTAACTCAAAGACTGCTTACGCGACTACAGGCACTTGGGCATAATCTAACTACTAACTAAGGGGCAAAATCATGGCAAAGTTAAAGATCGTTCGTGAAGATGGAAGCGTACTTGAAGGCGAAATCACTCCAGCAGTGGAATACCTTTTCGAGTTGCATCATAAGATGGGTTTCCATCGTGCATTCCGTGACGAAGAAAAGCAGACTATGGTTTATTGGTTGGCATGGGAAATAACACGCAGATCGGGTGAAACTGTTAAGCCTTTCGGGATTGAGTTTATTGAGACACTGAAGAGTGTCGAGGTTCTAGACTCAGACCCTTTAGCTTAAAGCGCGATCAACCATTCACCTACCTAATCGCTAGGCTAAGCATTAGGTTGGGGATCGCGCCACAACAATTATTGGAATTAGATAAGACCATGCTAGATGCACTTATGCAAGGTCTAAAGGATGAAGCAAAGGAGATCGAGAATGCCAACAGAAGTAAAAGGCGTAATTGAACTCCAGAAGGCTTTAAAAAAGTTTAGCCCTGATTTAGCAAAGGAAACTAGAAAAGAGTTAGCAAACCTGCTTGCTCCAATAGTTAAAACTGCTAGAGGCTTCATTCCTTCAGAAGCACCCATAAGTGGTTGGGGAACAACCAGTCCTAATGGTACTTGGGCTAATCGTGGATGGAGTACCGCAGCAGCCAAGCGCGGTATTGGATATAAGACCACACCATCAAAGCCCAATAAGTCTGGCTTTCGTTCTTTGGCTCGCATTGTTAATGCTTCCGCAGCTGGTGCTATCTATGAGACTGCTGGTCGCAAAAATCCTAATGGTCGCGAGCAAGCACCACTGGCTACAGTAGTGCGTAAAAGCCAAGCCAATTACGGCAAGCAGATTCGCTCTGGAACTAAGGGACAATCTAAAAGCAATAACCCAGGCGCAGGTAATATGTTCATTGAAGCAATGGATCAGTATAGCCAGATTAAAGATGCTAGTAATCAAACTGGTGCAGGTCGCAGAACTTCTAAGATGAAGGGTCGTGCGATCTTTCGCGCTTGGGCAGAAGATGGCGGCAAGACTAACGCAGCTGTATTGAAGGCTTTAGAAAACACTACTATCAAATTCTATAGTGCAATGAAGGCAAAATAATGGCTATCGATCCATCAGTAGTCGTAAATATTGCAGCCCAATGGACAGGCAATAAAGCATTTAAGCAAGCTGATAAAGCAACCGATAAACTTACTAAGAATGTTAAAAGTCTTGGTAGATCCTTAGGACTGGCTTTAAGCGTTGGCGCGCTTCTTGCTTTTGGTAAAGCATCAGTTAAAGCAACAGCAGATGATGAGAAGGCGCAAAAGCAATTAGCACTAGCTCTCAAGAATGTTGGGCTTGGTCGGGATGCTGCTGCATCTGAGGCGTTTATACAGAAATTACAAAGTGAGTTTGGCATTGTCGATGATGAATTAAGACCCGCTTATCAGGAACTAGCCATTGCCACGCGGGATTCTGCGGAGTCTCAGAAACTTCTAGGCATTGCCTTAGATGTCGCAGCAGCTAATTCGCTTGATGTTGGAACAGTCACAAAAGCCTTAAGTAAGGCATATCTAGGAAACAACACAGCACTTGGTAAATTAGGCGTAGGCATCTCTAAGGCTGATCTCAAGACTGGCAATTTTAATGACATACTAGAGAAACTGGCTAAGACTTTCAAAGGTGCAGCATCGGCATCGGCTAATACCTTCTCTGGAAAGATGGCGAGATTAACTGTCTCGATTGAAAACGCTAAAGAAACTATTGGAAAAGGTCTTATAGATAGCTTTATGATCTTGACTGGATCTGCTGGTATCGAGGAGTTACAGGTTAAGATTGAAAACTTTGCCACTTCTGCATCAGAAGGATTTAAGAAACTTGCAGGATTTGTTAAAGAGAATTTAACCCTACTAAAAAGCATTGCAGCAGTAATGACTGCCATGTTCGTTGCTACCACAGTAATTGTGGGCATTGCTAAACTAATTACGGCTATTAAAGTATTGAACGATACCTTTAAGATTTTACGCGCTACGGCTCTTGCTACTGCTGTTGCTGAAATGTTTGCTCTTAATCCTTATGGCGCAACAGCTATGGTTGCAGGCATGGTTGCCCTTATCGGTCTTACTATCAAGGGTGTTGATGCTCTTACTGAAGCCTATAACAATGCTGGTGCTGCAAGGGATTATGCTCTAGATCCTAAGAAGTATGACAACGCAGCCACAGCCTTTGATAAGCAATTCAAGGGGCAGCAAAAGTTAGTCAAGGTTGCAAAGGTATTGACAGCAGAAGAAATTAAGACACTCAATGCCAAAAAGTTACAACTGGCTATTGACAAGGCTAAGATTGCTCTGGGCAAGGGTGAAGATGTCTTTGACATTAACAAGATCCAACTTGCAGCAGCTGAATTAAACCAAGCCCAATTATTAGGCAAGGTAACTAACTCAGCGCAACTGCTACAGATTACTAATGACCTTGCTCGCTTAAATGTTAAGCAATCTATTCTTGCCCTAGAAGATGCTATTGCTGGCAAAGACATCAAGGCTATCGAGGCAGGTACGGCTAAACTCAATAAAGACTTGGCTATTCTTGGAGCTTTAACTAATCAAGAAGTTAAACTGCGCGATATTGAGTCTATCCTCAAGGACATTGTTCCAAAGGATCTAATCAACATAGCCAACCTAGATGAGGCTATTGCTAAGTTAAAAGCAATCGGTGACACAAAAACTATAGTTCCACTTGGAACGCCAACTCCTACTGCTACACCAAATAAGCCGCTTACACCAAGTCAAGTAGAGGATCTTCTTATCTTGGGTAGGACTGTACCTATCGTGCCAGATTCAAGCGGAGGCGTAGGATATTCAGGCAATGCAGGCAACTACGCTTCCATCGGTTTCCCGGGTTCTGCTATGGGTTATGGCAGTACCAACACAGGCAACACAATTATTGTAAACACTGGCATTGGTGATCCAAACGCTATTGCAGAGGCAATCGATCAAGTATTAAGAGATGCGACAGATCGAGGAACGCTGAGAGTCGCTGTCTAATGTCATGGATTCCAGAATGGCGCGTTACGATAAATGATGATGTTTATACAACTGTCACCTCTGTCTCTTTTGCATCTGGTCGCTTAGACATTGACCGCCAGCCCACTGCTGGCTACTGCCAAGTTCAGATCATCAACACAGATGGATCACCATTTACGATAAATGTTACAGAGTCAATCCTTCTAGAACTCAAGAACTCCAGCGGTACTTATGTCACTGTATTCGGTGGAGAAGTATCAGACTTTAACATTGGGGTCAGAAGCCCAGATGAAACAGGCTTTATTACTACTGGCACAATTCTTGGAAT